GGTTATTGATAAGACGCGACGCGCCTACTTCCCCTTACGGAAGCGTCTTTATCAAACATTACTATCGTCGCATCGCATCTTATCATGCGTGTTAGTCAACACTAACGCAATAGCAAAATAAAAGCTAGTACTATATTAGTACTAGCTAGTTGCTATATACTTAGCCACTTATAAAATGGCTGTATTGCTGCGTATGTTGCATGTGAATTATAAATCACATTGTTAGATGCAACAGCATTTATAAAACTTGTAAAAAGACTTTTATAACGCTTTAATAGTATGCGTTCGATTTTGTATTTGTTGCATCGTTCCAAAACGTAAACAGGTTTATTTTTATCAATTTTGTCACTTATATAAAACGTACCGCCTAGATTTTTAACATGAATATCATAGCCGTTTAAATGCAGCTGCACATAGCTAAAAGCTTCGGCTGGCGGTTTTTTCAACTGTAACTTGCTTTGTCCTTTTGCTTCGTTTTCATATAAATAACGACCGTATGCAGTGTCTTTAAAAAGCTTTTGTACTTGTGCGTCATAATTGTTATTGCATTGTTGTTTATTATTAACTTGGCAAATTAGATAACTTCCATTTCTAAAAGTTTTTATACCTTCAAAATCATTTTTTTGTTGCGGTATTCCGAAGTAAGTGCAAAATGGATTTATTGAATTTTCACGATTTCCAAGCAGTATAATAGTAACTTTATGATTTCTTTTTGCTGTGAAAAACATATCAATAAATAAGTCAATACGATTGCCGCGGAAGTGTTTTTCTTGCTGTGCTGTCGTTCGATATTCTTCATAAATGATTGTATCCATTTCCGGGTCGTCGCACGACCTAACAGCATTTGCGTCGCTCACAGCATAACATTTCATAAACCAATTCCACTTATTTTGTCTTTTAACAAAAAATGTTCTTCCAACTTTTTTGAAGTTGCCTTTTTTCGTTTTCGGGTCGTAAAATTCAATACCGCAAAATTTTTGCAAATCGCTTTGTTGATAAAGTTGTTGAACAGCTTCTTTTATTTCTTTTTTAAAAGTTCTAACGTATAGTGTCTTTTTTCCTTTTTTAAGTCCACGTTTAAAAGCGCGTTTTAAAAAACACCACGTTTTGCCATAGTTTCGATTACTATCGATTTCATTTATGATTGCGTTATAGCTCAATACGCGCATTCCGTCTAAATACGTTGTTTTTTTCACTTTAAGACCTTTCTATTTTTTCGATAAAAATACCGCTTCCAAGTTTCGTTTTTATTAAGTTACACGCATCTAAAATTGTATTAGTAACATTGCAGTCACATTGTAAAAAAGTGTTGTTTGTTTCTGTCAACAAATTATAGTCGAAAATGTAACTTAAATCACTTATATAACAATCAAAAGTGATTCCCTGACGAGCAACAATTTCATCTTCATTTTCGATACTTTGGCATTTTGTTAAAGCGTAGGGATTATAAACAGGAAAATTGATATTTTCATTATAATCAGTTGAAAAACTACTGCTTAGAAGATTTCTAAAGTTTAAATATCCGTCGCCGCTTCCTATTAACGTGCCGACAAATTTATTTTGAAAGCCGCCCGCATAATCGACTAATAGGCCCGCGTAGTCTAAAGTAGTTGCATCCTTATTATTTTCCAAAGTCATAAATCTTGCAACTTCTTGATAGCTTTGTTGTATCGTTGTTATCATAGCGCGAATTCCTGTTATTTCGCCTGCGTTCAAAGTCAATTGAACTGCAAAAGCGTCTGTAATATCCATTTGATTATCACCTTGCTTAATAATAACTTTCAAATCACTTTGACTAACGATAACATTATATTGCACTTGTGTAGTGCTTTCGCTTAGCTTTTTTATTTTTAGGCCTTTGCCTTGAGTACCAACGTAATAGTTAAAATTCTTATCTAAATTTAATGAAAAATAACGACTTAAATTTGACGGTATAACAGCTTTAACAAGTGTGTTGCTAAGCGTTCGACCATCGTATAAATTACGCGTTTTTATTCCTTCAACAAGGTTGTCAGTAGTTAGCAAAAGATTATTGTCAACTATCCATGCTTGTGTAACTTTTGCATCGTTTGTATCTTTTATCGCTCCCCAAGCAGAAACGCCATATATACCACCTACGACTGCAATTGCGTAGTCAACTGCATTTGTTATTTGCGACAATTCTAGTTGGTCGTTTGCGTTTCGTGGTAAATCGTTTTCAGTATAATGACAGTAGTTTTCTTTTAAATCTTTTAAGTTGATAGCGAAAAGCTGTGTTGTGTCGATTGAACCTGTATTAGTTGATACAACATTATAGGACATGCAAAAAACGATACTGCATTTATTAATATCAAAGCGCTTGTTATCACTGCCGCTAGTCGTTCCGCCTATTGCTAGCCATTCATTTGAATTAGTTTTTGTTATAAAGTCGTCTCTATAAACTCCTGTTGCAATGTTTCGATTGCATCGCTTAACATGTATATTATCGATACGAGCGCGATATATATAGCTTGCCCAGTAATCAATTGAAAGATTATAAAAAGCGTATCCGCTTTGTTGATAACAGTTTTCAACAAAATAAAAACGTTGATAACCGTTTTCATCAAAATTATCACATATATATGTTATATCGTCATAATTTTTAGCATTAATATAGTTATCAAACTTAATCATTAAAACATTTCTATTAATTCGATAATTTTCAATATCATATGAAACAACTAAGTTTGTTTTAATTTTGTTAATATAGTCGTTTGCGTCTTCAAAAAGATAATGAACAGCGCTTGCTGTATTTGGTGTAAATTCTTTATATAAAGTAATCATAAATAAACCTGCATGAAAAGAATTTTAAATTCTTTTAATAAATCTAATATTATACTATGTACTTTTTCGTTTAATTTATCTAAAACATAATAAGCACTAGTTGTGTCTAAATCAGTATCTTGCGACTCTGTAATTCGTTCGTCTGTATTAGTAAAGCTGTCTACATTGTTAATTGTTGAAGGCGTAATGTCTGCGCTTGTGTTAAATGGCAAATCGGTCACAGTACTGCGCTGTGGTCCCGCGTTGATAGTAGTGTTATATTTTTCGTAGTGTGTTCTAGCTGGATTTTTTGCGTTTGTTATCGCAGCCGCATGCATTTCTATACGTTCTTTATATAGTGGTATTAAAATAGTTGCGTATTCTTCAAGTTTTGCAGCAAATAGTGTTTCCGTTTCAAAGCCTATTTCTTTGTCTAAATAATGTAATTTAAATAAATCTGTAAAACCTTCGATAGTATTGAAGGAAGCGGGTAAATTCCCGCCGCCTTCTAAATACTCGCTAAATAGTTCAGTGTATCGTGACATAGTTTAGTTGTCCTTCTTTTATTGTTTAACACCGTTTGCTTCCAACCATGCTAATAAATCGCCCGTTGGTGTTGTTATAAAGTTAACTGTTCGAAAGTTGTCATCATACCATGTTGCGCCGCCTACTGGGTCTTTTGCATATGCTAATTCCGAGCCATAGTATAAATTTTCAAGTTTAGCATGTTCGAGTCGGAAACTGTTGAAAGTCATTTCATTACTAATAAAATTTACATTATAAGTTGCTGTTTCATTGATAGTTAACTTTGTATTCAATAGCCAATTTTTGCCGTCTGTCGCTTGTTTCTTTTTCAAAGTATACGGGCTTGTAATACCGTCAATTTCAAATTCGTTTGTATCTACTTGAATACGTACTTGAGCACCTGTGCTATCAATACCGACAAACTCAATAACAGATGGTGGTTGTGAAGGAGTAACAAGTGCGCCAACAGTGGCAACAGCGTTTTTATTAGCGTCAAGTTTTCCGGCTAAAGCATCAAACACGCCACTGCTTTTAACTAGATTAGCACTATCTTCTGTTGGTGACTCGTCAAGTTTTGTTTGGTCTAATTCAACCAATAATTTAGTTAATTGCTGATTAAAGTCTACGCTTATATAGTCGCTACCTTCTATAACAGCATTGACGCTTTCAGCAGTAATACCCCCATCTTTTCCGGCAGGTCCTTGTGGTCCTGCTGGACCTTGTGGTCCTTGTGGTCCGGTATCGCCTTTTGCACCTTTTGGAATTGTTATTGAAGGACTTAACAAAAAAGTATCATCATCAAAAACAAATTTTAATTGAAGACTTGTATCGTCATTTGTTACTGTCTCAACAGTTTTTAAAGATGCATTTTTTAAAGCATCTTCAACCTTTTTAAGCCATTTTAATAAAGTCCCTTCTTCGTCAAAGCTTGATATAATTGTATTAATATTAATCATTTTTTATTATTCCTTTCTTCGTTTTCTTTTTTATCGAAGTTGTTAACAGCGTCATTTAATTCGTTAACACCTTCGTTTATATTTTTCATAAGTTCGTCTATTTCTTCATTGTCAATTTTGCCGTCATTCGTCGCAACTTTATACCAACGATAAATTGTAAAAGCAAGACTAACGACAATTGACAATATCGTTAATGTTAGCGAAACATAACTAAAGATTTCGTCGCTTTGTAGTGCTGTTGTAACGCAAGCAACAGCGTTTGCAATGTAATTAATCGGTTTTTCCTGCATTTTCTTCGTCTTCCTTTTCTGTATATTCTTCATCGTTGTCTTTTTCTTCCGTCGGATTTTCGTAAAGTTCCTCCAATGATCCATTTAACGACATTTTGAACGGCAAATTGTAATAGTTACAATATTTATTAAAAGTATCAATTATCATATATATGTAGTCGACGCATTGACCTGTTGTTGCGTTAACTTCGCCAACTTGTACGCGCTCTTTTTTGTCGATATTAGCGCTCATAATTCCTAATTTATTAAAAAGTCTATCGCGGTATTTATTTTTAATTTCGTCGAGTTTATCGGCGATATAGTTATAATTTGTTGATATTCCTTTTATCGCGTCTTCTAGGCCTTCACTGACAATTATAACTGGTTGTCCTTTTTGCTGTTCGTCGATTGCGTGCATGAGTGACAATTGCGTTTCTTCGTCTTTCATGACAACGTATAAAGGAGCTTTTGAAGCTTTTACATTTTGCAAAATGGCAATATCGCATTCGTCCATAAAATCAGTAGTATTTTTTATCATGTTTGCAATACTATAATTTAGCTCCATGGCTGGTATTAAAAACGCGCCGTTTGCGTCAGCTTCGTAATATGCTGGTCGAGAAAAAGTATAACCATTTCTAAAAATAAAAATCAAAGTCGTAGGATTTCCTAATTCGTTAACACCTTGACCTTTTACTCGCGCAAATTTTTTAGTAATACAATCAAAGCCAACTTGACCATCTTCAATAAGTGTTTTTTTTATAAATCCTTCAACGGCTGCATTTAGTTTTTCGCTGTCTGTTCTTTCAACTTTTAAGTTATTAATTAAAAGATTTGAAAATTCAGCAAAGGCGGTCGAGCTATATCGTGCTCGGCCGCCTGCCAAATCTCGCACTTTTTTAGATTTGAGATTTTCCATAAATAATAACCTATTCAGCTAATAATTCAGTAGTTGCAGCTGTGCATGCTTTTGTACAATCGAGCGATACGCCTTTGTACAATTTATTGTGGAAGTATGCACGTGAAGTTGTCAAATAATGAGTTGACATTCTTGCATTGCCGTAAACGTCTTGAGTGTAGTCAAAAATAAATGTTGCACGTCCTAAAGCTTTGCGATCGTAAACTGCAACTTTGTACCAATTTGACTTGTCACTTTCGTCGTCAACTTCAACCGGTACAATCATACCGAAAAGTTGTTCTTTTTCTAAGTTAAATACATTTGCTAATTCGACAACATCGATAAGATTTAAAACTTTTGTTGTTATTGCAATTCGTATATCTTCCGCCGGAGTGCTTTGCTTCAACCCTGCGATACCAGCTAAATTATCGTTTTCAGCTTTTAAAGCATTGTACATATCGCGAAGTGCAAAAATAACACCTTTCATTGAAGAAGGGTATAATGGCTTTGCTACTGTTCCCAAGATTTTTGAATAGTCGACAAATGTAGCTGTCTCGATTAAGCCACGACCTTTTTTATAATCGTAAGAGCCTTCGCCTTGAGTTTGCGACTCCATAATAGCGCCTGCGACAGTTTCTGGTGAAGTACCTTTTGCCATGACTTTACGAATATCGTCTTTTCTAATTGAAACGTTGAATTGCTTTTCTTCAAAATTGTTAAAATATTGAACGTACACTTTAGGGTCAGCGACAATAAAAGCAGGTTGACGGCTAAAGTCAGATGCTTCAGCCATAGCAATAACAGCCTCTTCAATAACACGGCCATCGCTTATATCATATTCATAAAAAGCATTTTCGAGCTTATTTGTCGAAACTAAAGCTCTAATATTTTGGCTAGCAATAGTTTCAACAGCTTTCATATAGTCGTTGTAAGTGACTGGAAAAGTATCGCTTCCGTCTGTTCCTGTGGTTGTCCCGGCCGGTAAATTTAATACATTTAATAAGTTTTCATTTTCTTTTTCGTTTAGCATTTTTCTTTTTTTCTTTTTCCTTTTTCCTTTCTTTAAAAATAATGTTTTTGTCTTTCTCGCTTTTCGTTAATTTTCTTAACAAAATCCGGGATTTTATCGTCTTGGCCTTCGTCGATTTTTTCCCCTTTCATTAATTGCGAGATTATATTGTCACGCTCTTTGAGTTCTTTTTTAAATTCTTCTTTGAGCGTTTCAACCATTTTATTATTGTCGTCTTGTACCTTTTTAAGCATTTCAGTAAAAGACTCTTTCGATGCTTTTTCTACATCTTCTTTATTTTCTTCATTTGTTCCTGCCGATGCTTCAGCATCTGCATTATATAGTAATTTTAATAAATAAAGCATTGTTTATTTTTCCTTTCTTTAAAACAAGTAAACCGCTTAAGCTATTTTTATATAGTTAAGCGGTTATTTTATACATAGATACTAACATGTATTGATAGCAATAATTGCAGTATTACACGCGCTTTTTCTTGCGTTTTTCGTATAAGTATCAAGTGACTTGCTAGTCTTAGTATCAGTTTTTAAAATGGTAAATCATTGTCGTCAATTTTGTTAGTTGCATCTTTAGTCTTTTCTTCTAAAAATGGGATATACAACACACAATAGCGTTGTCCTGTTTTTTTGTTTTCTTTAATTTCAAGCTTTGTTTTGCTTTTTCCATCTTTAGCAATGCTTATAGTTGCCCACTCGCGACTGTCGTCCTTTCCTGTAACTAAACTTATATTGACGCGCTTTGCGTCTTTGCTCTCACGAGCTCCGAAGATTGAAAATAATTTTGACATTGTTGTTTTCTCCTTTCATATTATTTTCGTTGATTGTTTAAAAATGTTCCCAAGCCGATAACAACCAAAACGGCAGCCAACCCACCCAGAGACAGCGGAGGTAAACTAGCTCTATATATTATATATCACATTGGATATTAATATTCAACTATTTTCTTAATTTTTTGTTGTGTTTGGCTGGTCAAGCCAATCTTCCATTGGAAACCAATTAAGCTCTGTTTCACTTCCTGTGACATCACCAAACGGGATGACCTGATTTTTTATATATTCTTTATCCTTCTTTTGTATATAGTGTAATTCATCCGCTAAAGCTTCAAGGGCTTTTCGGCGTTTCACGGGATTTTCTATACCTTCCCACAACCTTTTTGCTTGCGGTGAAGCTTTTATAAATTGTTTAAAGCTGTTATAAGTTTCTGAATTGTAAGCTGCTTCTTGACGCTTTCGAGCTTTAGTTGAACTTAAAGCGTGCTGTATAGCCGCTTTTGAACCGTACGACGTTTGCTTGTAAATCTCAGCAAGCTGAGCACTCATTTTATAATTGCTGCCTTGCATTTTTTGTTGTCTCGTTTGATAGTACAAAATTTCAACAGGACTTTGTTCTTGAACTTCGTAACCAGAAGCACGCTGAAACGCTTCAAAAGTGCGCAGTTTATTTTTTAAAATATAACGATTTTTGTTGTATTCTTGTTCGGTCCATCCTGTATTTTTTAAAATAGTCGCTTTAATTTGACGCGCGTTAAGTTGAACTTTTTCACCTTTTATAGTTTTATAAATTGCCATTTTTGCTTAAATCCTTTCTTATCAGTTCTTTGTCAGTCGCTGTCAGTATATCGTCAGTTGACAATATCATTTTAATATATTCTTGAATTAATGCATCTTTTACAATTTTCGAAAAATTCAATTTTTTATCGTCTAGAAGTTCTAAACAAAGAACATCGCGCGGGATTTTTGTATTAAATCTAACTGTTTTTAATACTGTATATTTTTTGTTGTAATCTATGATTTTTGAATTTTTAGTCATTTGGTATACCTGCAAACACTTTTGCTGCGTCTTCTATATCGTCAGTTTTATGAACGATTAAATCACAATCATAAAAAGTTTTATAAAACGCACCGTCAAATTCTTTTACTTCTTTCTTAATTAAATGATTTCTTAAATCTTTAAAATAGTCTATTCTTGTGTACTCAACGCTAATTTCTCCAAAACGCAAGCGACGCGTATCGATTAAACTAAATCTTTTATCAACTGTTATTATATATTTACAATTTACTTCTGTTAAATCTTTTTCATTTATCATTTTATTTTTTCCTTTCTATCTTTCGTTTAAAAACATTCCATTATAACCACTTTCAAGATATAAATCTTCCGCACACTCAGGACGCGCAAGATATTTTTCGACTGGTATTAGCACTTTACCGCCGAGCACGTTCATAGCTTGAAGTGTTAAAAACTTTTGTCCATAATTGAAAATTTTATCAATACGTTTTAAAGTTAACTTTTTATATTGTTGTAACTTTTTTGTTACGATTGTCGTTGCTAAGCCTTTGCTATGAATTTCATACGATTTTACAATATTGTTTTCGATGCAGTCAATATCAATATAAGTTTTAGGCATGATGTATTTTACTGCAGCACATTCAGCTTCACATTTCAATTCACCAAGTTTAAAATCATCCCCTTTATAGTCAGCAAATGCATGAATACTATCAGTATCGATATAAACAAATTTTTCAGCAACTAATGATTTGCCGTTTTTATCACATCCGCAAATTTCACGGATTTTTCTTAAAATATAACATCTTGCAAACGATGTTATTTTTGCACCAACCACGACGCTAAGCATCGATTTTGTAGATGTTTCTGTTTCGTCTTCTACAAAGTGCACACATCCTGTTTCGGCGTTTTCTTCGTAGTGTCCTGTTTTCTTTTCAATTCGTTCAGCTAACTTTCCGTAAGCACTATTCAATAACAGTTTTGAAAACTTCGACAAAGCTGCGAGATTTTCGCGTTTTGCTTTATTCTTTTTTTCAAAGTTATTACGTACAAAATTACGAAAAACATACTGTCCTTTTTTGTATAGTATAACTTTTTCAACGCTATAGTCTAAATCATACCAATTTTCATATTCGTCAATTTCGTCTTCAAAAATACAGTGTCTATAATCTTCTTCTATATTTTCTACGTATTCTTTTAGACGACAATCATACCATGTTGCAATCATACCGCTTTTTAAAAATCCTGTAATATGATTGCAGAGAAAAATAACTTCATAATCGTCTTTATATTCTTTTTTATTAGCTAAATAATATTGCATTGTCATAGTTAAAGGATTTTCGATTAAATCTTCTATGCTGTCCATTGCAAACGGATATTCGCTGTTGACATCATATCTATTCATTTTTCGCTTAAACATTTTTTTTGTTAGAAGCTTTCCTTTATATTTTTTGTTAAGCGTGCAAATCGCACCGCGGTATAAATAAGTTTTGCGATAAAACTTGTCTTGCGCTTCGCTAACTGGATGTTCTTTTTGATACTTTTTGACGCGGTCCCGTTTGTTTTTTTCTAACGGATACATACTGCGCAGAAGTTCAGCTTTTGCAAGTCCGCCAGCTGTCATTACATTAGTACCATTTCCAAAAATTGAACACTCGTGTCCCGTCTGTTCTTTTACAGTTTTATCAAACTTTTTAATAGCAAAATATAATCCTTTAACATCGTTGCAACAATAATTTAATTCGTCTTGTGTCAATTTTTCAACTTTGACGTTTTGATAATCCATTTTGAGTTTTCTGATTTTGTTGCCTTCCAGATCTTCAACGTCAAGTTCATTTAAAAGTCGTTCAAGGCCACCCGGCAAGATTTTCATAAAATCACGATAATCGCATGCGTGAACATGTTTATGACGATTTACAGGGTCGCGATAGGGTATCCAAAGTTTATAACTATATCGCGCACCTTCAGCGTTGTGAAGACTTTCATAGGTCCATGGCTGCGACTTATTATATGCTTTGCTATTTTCGTCTTTGCGTTTGTGCTTGCTCCATTTTTCCTTGCTTTCAACCAAAATTTTATAGTCGATTTGCGCAAAATCAAATGTTGCGTTATAGCACCAAACGTGTTTATAGCCGACAACAGCGTGATAAGTTACAAATGTATCAAAGTCGTTCGTCATGAAAAAACCGTTTTGTTCGTCATAGCACTGCCACGCCCAAACGTCGCAACGCAAACGTTGACGTTTTTCGTTGTCTGTGCATCCTTTTAACTTGTTGAAAATATAACGATTACTTTTAATTTTGCCGTCAATATAAGTTAGTGTTTCTGTGTCAAAAGCTGCTGTTATAGCTTTACTAGGCTGTCGCCAATTTTTGCCTTTTTCATAAACGACATATATATCGTTTTTGAGTTTTTCTATTTCGTAAGTCATTTTAAGCTAACAGCGACTAAAAGTACTTGAATTTCTAAATCGCATTTTAAATAAATTTGTACTTTGCATCGGTCAAAATCGTACCTAGTTAAATAAGATGTAAATTCATAAAATGCATCGTTTGTCAATGCGATATTAAATAGTCGTCTTCCTGTAAATGCATCAGCTAACAGCACTGCATCTGCATGCATTGCTATGTAATACAACGTTTTCATAATATTTTGATTTTTTAATTCATACATTGTTCTATTTTCATAATTAAATTCTAAATCACTATTTAATTCTTTATAATGCTTGTATACAGCTTCCGATTTTTCATTTGTTGTCATTTTCGTTTTGTCCTTTCATTAAATTTTCAAATACAGCTTTATAAAGTTTATATTTTTTTGTTGTATGGACATATTTAATTTTATTTTTTGTTAGTTCTTTTTGATATTCTTCGATAGCTAATTGTTTTGTTTTTCCTTTGCATATCATTGTACCACTTTCCAATTCGCTAACTACCCAATACGGATATTCACGATAGACAGCAGCTATGCTGTCTATCTGAAAACCGTTTACAGTTCTTAAATCAATTTTGTGAGAAACAAAATTAAATGATAATATATTAAAATTTAACTTTTTCATTTTAGAAGTCCTGGACGTGCCATTGAATCTTAAAATAGCCGTCTTTTGTTAATTCGCAAACATCAAATGTAAAATGATATATTGTTTCAATACCGTCGTAATAAACATTAGTTTCAGTTGCTATTTCATATTTAACTTTATACCATTTTTTATTGGATTTAATCATTATATCATTTACTACTAGTTTCCATTCGCTAATATTATCAATAATATTATGATATTCTTCAAGCGCTTTTTGTTGTTCAACTGATAGTGTCGGTTCTTCTAATTGCCAAGCGTATTGATATGGTATATCAATTCCTCGTGCCAATACGCAACGTCCGTTTTGAAGTTGTTCAATAATAACATCATTACTGATTGTTGTTTTTGTAATCTTTCTTGTTTTCATATGTTGTTTACCTTTTAGAAACTTTGTTGTTTCTTCCTTTCATGCTTATATTATATAATAATCTAGATTAAAATACAATAGCTAAATTGTAAAGAAAATGTAAAGACGTATAAATTGTTATGATAAGATGCGATGCGACGATAGTAATGTTTGATAAAGACGCTTCCGTAAGGGGAAGTAGGCGCGTCGCGTCTTATCAATAACC